TTGATTCGAAGAAGAGTTATACATTATATCACCATCTTGAGAAGATAATGATGCTGTTGCAATATTACCAAATCTTCCTGGTCTTAATAATGCATTTTGAACTATTACTGCATCAGAAGCACTTAAAATTAAGTTACTATTAGAAGATAGTGTTGGTTGACCTGTTATATCAGTAGAAGTAAATGAATTAGCTGCTATTGAACCGCTAACTCTTAATGATCCACTTACTTGTAAGTCATTTGTTGTAGCAAAGTATGATCCAGTCTGTATAAACACTCCTACATCGTCTGTACTAAAGCCTAAAGCTTCTAATTGAGCTGAACTACTTATAGTACCGTCAGGAGAACCTGTGATATATCCTAATGCTGTTATTTGAGCTGAGGAACTTACTGTTCCAGCTGGTACAGAGACACTAGCCGATGTGATATATCCGAATGATGCAATCTGAGCAGATGAAGATACAATAGAAGAGTTGGACGCGGTTAAAAAACCGCTATCTGTTAATTGCTGAGTGGATGAAAAATACGAACTAGTGTCGTTCTGTAGAGCTGTAATGGCATTTGCATTACTAGTTCCTTGAGTTTCTGTAGAATCTAGTCTAGAATCAAAGCTAGCTGATGCTACGTAATATGATTGAGTAAAGTCATTAATAGAGCCTGAATGAATATTAAGAGGACCTAAAGAACCACCACCAGATCCACCGGCTTCCAGATTGACTATACGTTGTATGACATCTGACCCGTTGAATGTTAGTTTGGAACCGCTAATATTAAGTGATCCAGTTAGTCCAATAGCGTTTGATAGGGGTACTATCGAAGCTTGTGTAGCACTTGCTGATCTAAAAATTAGCGAACCTGATAATTCACTTACAAATTTTGACATAGGTCTCTTTTACTCTTCTATTATGCTCTAAAAAACCTTTAAGATATTGCTTCTCTAAATAAATAGTAAGGTTACTATTACTTCTTGGCAATTTCTGATGTAAATTTCAAATTTGTCTTACCAGTATACTTTTTTGTATTAAAAGGCAAAGCGTTAACTGTATCGGTTACGATATGCCCAAGTAAGTTTATATTGAATTCTGTTCTCACCATACGTTCATTACCCTGAACTAACTCAGTTGATGTTGTATAGTTGTCTATCATTGCTCTAAATCTAAATTTAGAAGGGTCTCCCCAATAAGAATCAGAGGCAAAGTTAACACCTTCTATAATCTTATTATTCTGCTCCATATAATCAGTAAATACTACACAACTATATACTATATTAACGTAATCTGGTATAGCTACTGCGTAATATTCTTTTTCTGGTGTTCTATTATTAAGTATACCGAATCTATCGTATACATTTGACTTAGAAAACTTCTTTTCAAACACTCCAAAGTTGTGAGGATTGTTTCCATCAAGTTTATTTCCTAGTTGTCTATTCTTTTCTAAGCTATCTCTTCTAAAAGTAATTAAAGGTGCTTGCATCTTACCGTTTTTATCACGATAATACCCATCTTTCTGCATAGCTGCCCATCTTTCAGGAGAAGCATATACCAAAGGCACGTTTATTTGTTTACCATTCTGAGTTACTTGTGGTTTTAATACCTCATTAAAGTAATAGAAGATAGATTCATCAATATCTTTGATACCTACAGTATAATTCTGTACATTATCATTAGATCTTGCCGTTTGAAGCTCTCTATTTTGTAGATTGCTTTCGTTTGGGTTAATATCTGGTTTATTTCCTGCCATATCTTCTATCTAACTTCTGATATACCAACTCTATCAGCTCTAGTAAGGTGAGTATCTAATATTATAGATAAAGAACCTCCATATTGACCTCCATAGCTGGTTAAATTGTAATTATTATCTTTTCCTAAGAATAACCTATTCTCTTTTACAGTATCTACTTCATAAAAATCGTTCTGCCATTGAACTATATCTCCTACCTCTGGAAGTATACTAACATCTTCTAAATCTCTTCTAATAATAGCAAAAGAAGCTTCTCTTCCTAAATCAGGACCGAATTCTGCTATATCTATTACTTGATCTCCTCTAGTTATTAAACAATTAAGTTTAACAGCATTCCA